AACTGTTTTGCTTTTTCTACACTAAGCATTGGGCGAGGATGTTTACCATCTATAACACTTTGTAGATATTCTGCACTATAACCACTTGATGCTTTTGCGGCTGGCTTTTCGTCATCTTGTGCTACTTGAGTAGCAACTGGTTTACCAGTTAAACGATTAACTCCTGGATCTTGATCTGGTAGTACACGACCGTGTGCGGCACCGCCTAATGCCATAGCACCTGCTAATGCTGCACTACCTAATGCGCTTTTCCAGCCTTCATCTACTTGGTGTACACCTGAAAGTATTGCTGATTCTTTTATTGGTACACAGTTATTAACTCTAGTATCACCCTTCATCTTAGTGCCTTGTTTTTTATAACCAGTCCAGCATTTAGGATCCATACGTTGTTTTTCTTCATCCATAGTTTGATTACCACTAGCTTGATCAATTCTGCGTTGTAAGTTAGCTTGCTCATCCGGGGTTGGAGCACCTGGATTACCTCCTGACACTCTTAAGTTTGCAGGTTTTGGTTGTTTTGTATTACCTGGTGCTGCTGGTTGTTGACTTTGTTGTGCTAATTTACTAAATTCTTTAGCACCATAACTTACTGCCGCAGTTCTATTTCTTCTCTTTAAACTATTTAATCCATCTAGTACATCATCTATTGCATCTTTAGCATCATCGACCGTTCTAAAAGATGATGGTCCAGATGATGGTGCGGCTGCTTGCCCTGCACCACCTGATGCTGCACCAGACGATGGTGCGTATCCTCTAGTTCCACCTGCTGCTGACATGCCTGCACCTATTCCACTAGCAGGCGCATTACTAGGTGTAGTTGCATTACCTGTAGCTTGTGGTGCTGATGCTCTGGTTTCAGGATTGACTTCACCAGTGTGACCCACATGTTGCATAGCTTGATTGGCTCTTGATGCATCATATCCTGTCATTTTACCGCCGCCGTATGCATCTTTCATCCCGGCATATGTTCCTCTTACACTACCAATTGCATCACCTACCCCACCCGCCATACGACCCAATAGTCCTTGCTTAGGTTGCGCCGGTGCTGGCTTTGCTGCTGGAAGTTTAAAGTTAGTATATACATTATTCAATGTTTCAGACGGAACTCCTGCTTTAACCATAATATCTGCAACTTGGTCACTATCTGTTGGGCTGCCTGCTTTCTTCCATGCTTGCAATAATTTGTCAGCGGTAATCTTTGTTGTTAAGTTTTGTCCTTTGGTTTTAGCCCAATCCATTATACCTTCATCAACTTGTTTTTTATGCTCATTGACTATTCTACCAATCAATCTATAAATTTGTGATTCAGATAATGGTTTAGCAGCACCGACTCCGGCTTTAACAGCCATGTCATATGCTTGTTGAACAGCAGGCTTTACTGGATTACCCATAGACTTAGACATATCAACTGCAGCCATCTGTACTCTAGACAATGGTTCTCCGGGAATAAATCGTTGACCTCCAATTTTTGTATACTGTTCAGCAGCACTTGATGCAGTAGTTGATGCAGTATCAGTACCAACAGCAGGTGCTGTCGGTGTCGCCGGTGCAGATGCTGTAGTTCCTGTAACATCGCCTCTAGGATGAGGACCACTATTTCCTACTGCATCTCCACCTTTAAAGTATTGTCCAATTTGACTAGCACCATATGCCATGCCACCTGTTTTAGCACCTGCATAGGCAGAACTACTAAACTTTTCACCTTGCAATAGCTTGTCTACCATTTTAAATAGACCCAATGCTGCTGCGCCACCTGCACCAACACCACTGACGCCGGCTGCTGCAATTAATGCTGCATAAATTAAACTCTGTGATACTGGATGTTTTTTAGCAAAGTCACGATACTTTTGTACATACTGCATTACACCTTGATCGCCGCCGGTTGCTTGCTTTAACTTCTCAGCAGCTTGATCGTAGTATGCGTCCATATTTTTAATTGGACCTGAATTTTGTACTTTTCCTTTTAATTCTTCCCATGCGTCACCGACTGCACCCATTGCATCTTTGGTTTTTCCAATCATTGACCTATTAGTACCCCCTGCAGTTTCAATATCTTGAACCTTTTGAAATATCTGCTGAATTTGATCCGCTGTCATTTCAGCTTCCATCAACTTACGACCAGCATTCTCCCACAACTTATATGTGCGAGTTTCAGTAATCATCGTGCCTTTTAATGAATGAGTTTCTTCAACTTTTTTTGCATCATTATCAAATTGTTTTTTAGTAGCAGTATTGATACCTTTAAAACGCTTATCACCTTTTTTGAAGTTGCCTTCACTATCAGCTTTACTAGCGTCAGCAGCGGCAGCAGTTTTATATTTTGCCAACTTGTCGTTAGATAGTTCTGCTAAAAATTCATTGGTTCTCATAATTATGCTTTCTTATTTTTGATAGATTTTTTGCTTTCGTATGCCATAGAAGCATTTGACTTAGAGGGTGATGTGTATCCTTTATCAGTTTGCAATCTTGCAGATTGATCACCTTTAGCTGAATATGGAGTGTTACTTAGATTATTTGAATCATGCTGTCTTTGATATTCTTGATTAGATGCATTCATCTCATCCGGTGTGACTAATGGAGGTTGAGCCGCTACTCTTTGCAGTGTGAAATTGTAAAATTTGATACCTTTAGATTTCATGAAATCTTTGACTGCCTGTGATGCATGTCCGGGAGTTTGATATTGTGTACCAAGATTGATATCTTTTGTGACTGATTTACCGTCTACTTGAAAAGCGATTTGAGCAACGATAGATGGTAAATTATCTGCGCCAGTTGGTGCATTCTGAGCCTGGGCCCCGCCACCACCTAGTGCAGCAGCGCCTGCTAGTGCAGCGCCTGCTAATTTACTTTTCCAACCTTCTTCGACCGTTTTATTAGCAGCGTCCCATGCAGCATCAGTCTTTACATTGTATTCTTTGCCACCAGCACCGATGTCAGCGATTCTGCTACCCACAGCTTGCTTAGTTTTAACTATAGCTTTATTGTGTTTATTCACATTCTTTTGCATTATTTTACCGAAGTCTGGGTTACGTCCAAGAGCCCGTTCATCTTCTGGACTTCTTGAACTTGCTGCTGCTTTTCTCAAATCATCTAAGTCAAATGCCTCCCTCATTCCTGCTACTTTGCTACCTTGAGTGTTAGCTGCGGTACCGGTACGGCTGGCTTTCATCTTATCTCCACCGCCACCAATGTGTCTACTACCATAATCGGTCTTGTCTGCTTTGCGTGGCTTTTTATATGGTAATTGTTGAACATTACCACCTTTACTTAAAAATGCTTGTAATGCAGAATCGTCTTCCGCTACACCTTCAGCACTATCAGTAGCTAATACATCTGCTACTGTACCGATATGGTCGTTTGACACGGTGATATAACTGTATTCCCATGCATCTAATTGATTACCTTGCTTCAACATCTGATGTATCTGCTTGCAATTCTTTGCAATATTACGCAACTCTCCCATAGCCATTTGTGGAATCTGTTCTCCACCATCACTATCTTCGTATGCAAGTCCACCAGCGATAACACCAGCACCTTCCGTCACCCCTTGCTCTGCTTGATCCATGTACCATTTAATGATTTTTAGTAATTCAGTAAGTGATTCTTGTCCTTCAGGATTACAGTAGTTCTTAGCCATTCTAGCTAAGTCGTACATTGTTCGTAAGTTGCTGGTGCTTACATCACCTTCATTCATACCTATCTTACGCATCACCGCCGGAGAAGCGATTTTTTTTATCGCTTCTTTTTTTCCTACATGTGCTGCCCTATTGCTTATTTTTTGTGATACATCATCATAATGTTTTGCCAATGGATTCATATAGCCGCCACCTAATGCATTATGCACCTCAGGCTTCATTGCTTGATTACTTTTGTTTTTAGCTAATTGTGCGGATCTTTGTAACAGATCAGAACTGAGTTCATTGATAGCATCACTATCAGGTTGCATCTCTTGACTGCTGATTAGATAATCCATCACATTAACCATCATACCTTTTGCTGCGCCAATCTTCTCTGATACCCACTCGGGGAATTCAGATTGAACGGATAATCTCTTATCTAAATCACTAGCAGCACGGGCGATAGTGTGTAAACTATTCTTTAATGTGTGGCCTTCATGTTCACCTTGATCTAAGTCATGCTTAACAAATCCGGTTCTTCTTAATCTACCTTGTCCTGGAATAACGATTAAGTCTTGTTCTGCTAGATCATTTTCAGTTACTTTGCTTTCAGCAATGCTGTTAGCATAAGGGCCTTTCTTTTTAGTGCCCTTCATTAATTTTTGAACGGGTTTTAGTCCTGGAACATTGACATTTTCACGGGTTTGAGTCATCATAGGCTTTGCTACGGTTGCGACTGAACCTGCGGTTGTTGTTTCTATTATTTGCTTAAATCTCATGACGGTTTCCCAAAGTTATAGAGTATTTATCAAAATACCGTAATATGGAAACTTAATAGATTTTGCCGTTTGCTTTCGCAGTTGGGGGGATTCCAGCACGACTAGTGTTCCAATAGAATGCTTTTGCGTTCTTTTTTATGCTATCAGGGTGTACATCTACTGTTAGTGCTGTCTTGAATCGTGGGTCATTCTTTTGTTTTTCGCTTGGAATATATCCTGAGGCTTCTGACATTGCACCACGATATTGATTATCTTTAAGACCACCGTATGGATTTATTGCTGGAGTCTTTTCACTAGCATATTGCATGGTGTTGTATTCTTCACTTACATCTTGCTCATTCACCGCACCTGACCATATGGCATATAATCCAGTTCTTGATCCATGCTCATCATATATTTTACTCAGTTCTGTTTTTACTGCCGGGGCAAGTTCTCCTGATCCCGGTACAACATCAAAGGCAAAATAATGATTGCCAGGCGGTTTACTTGGCCCAATATATTGACCGCCCAATTGTCCCATGATTGTATCAATGTCTTTCTCGGCCCAGTCTGGATTATCAAATCGAGCTTCGTTTATCATAACATACCCTTTTATTTCAACACCAGGAATGGAGGCCAGGCTCAGCCAGTTTCTACGACCACCTGGAGTCTGACTACTACCAGCCAACAACGGTCTTTGTAGTATGCTCAACGCAACGCCATACATGGATTTAGCTACACCCTGCCCACGATAATCTTCATCTACGGTTATGGTATCGACTTGTAAGGCGCCCTTTAATGGAAAACGATTAGCGTTTTCCAGCGTTAGTTTTCCAATTAGAACTCCTGGCCCATCTTCACTTTGATTGCGTTCCCAATCTTTAAGTCTCCGGGAAAATTCGTAGGCATCTTCCTTTGGCATTTTGACTGGTTTTGGTGCGATATTAGCACTGTCCCACAGTTTAATAATAACACCATCTAAGATGGGATTATTTTCTGTGCTATACATAAACGCATTCGTGCCGGGAAGTTTTTTTATGTTTTTGTCACCGGAACCGATTCGCAATGATTTTTTACCACCGATATATTCATTGCCGGGCATCCGTTCAATTTCTGCCAAGTATTCTTCTGCTACACCTTTTACTTTGGGATCTAAATCTTTCAAACTATTCACATCACCTTGCTTGCGCCACTTAGACCACATCTTTTGTCCAGCAGTAGTTTGTGTTTCTGAAGGTAATACATTGACACCTAACATGCGAATCAAAGCATACATATTCGCGGCTATGCCTTGTCCTTGATAGTTAGGATCAACTTTGGTCTTCATGCTTGTTACTCCCTGCACCTCACCTGTATATAGATTTCGTGCTTTAGCAAATTGTGCATCTCCGATAGGATTGGGATTTTTTTTATCATATGCTTTGATAGATAAGAAATCATTTTTCTTCCCTGCATTTGTAACATGATAAAGTATTCCGTTTATGTCTTGTTTGAAATCTAATCCTGGTTTCCACAACTCATTATTGAATTGCTCATCTTCATCAATGTTCTGATACATAGTTTCAAACGATAACTTCTCGCTATGTAACTTGTCTCTTAACTCATATAGTTTTGTAATATATCCCTGGCTACGCAACATCTTGTATGCTAGATTCTCAGGACCAAACTCACCACCTTTATCTAAACCTGCTTGTCTATATCTTTTGATCGTGTCTATTATATGTTTTACTTTACTGTACTGTCTGGACTTGAGAGCCATCTCTATTAAACTTAATAACTTTTCATACTTGCTTTTGGTAGAAGTTTGGTCAAAATCACTTCTACGCTTAGTGGGTATTCTTATCCACTGGTCGTTCATTACACTATATTCACCCAAACTTACAACAGGTTGTCTACTGTCTTGTACATATAATTCTACTGGAATAGTATGAATTTTTATATCATGTGTGTCATTGTATATTGTTTTCTTTGCAAGGAATAACTCCCTATATACTTCATCTACGGGTAGATTACCCATGTCTACTAAGATATGTAAATCTAAATCGCTATGCTTTGTATAACTGTATGCTGCATTACTACCCGAAATTGTTATGTCTTTCACATCTAAATCATGTACACCTAATTCTTCTAAAAAATCTTCTGCTATCAGCATAAGTTGGTCTCTAACATCTGGACGCAATTTAGTGCTATTCCATAACTTAGGGTTAAGTTTATCGTGGAATGTTACTGCATCACTTAGTTTGAAACTGTTAAGTTCTTTTAGATTCATTTTTTTGGATTGGGTGGAACGGGTGGATATTTCTTTGGAGTTTTATGTCTAAACCAACTCATATATGTATTTAGTTCTATATTAAAAAAGCCCCTTTCGGGGCTTTTTTATGCTGCTTTTACTGACTTGATTTCGTTGCCATCTTTGTCAGTTAATTTCATTCCAAGACTTTGTTGTTGTTCTAAGAACATTGGTCCCACTGTCTTAAGTAGATGTTCTTGATTTTCCATACAGAAAACATAACTACCACTGTGACGCAATAGAACACGCTTGTCCATCCAGATGCGTCCACCTAAGTCACGCCAGTTTTCACAGAATGTCCAATCTTCTGAGTAGTAACGATTCTGACGCACTGCTGTGTCAAAATATGTTTTTAAGTATTGATCATACATTGGATCAAGACCAATGTCGTTCTTATATTGCTTAACAGCAGGGTGTGTATTTAATTTCTCAAACACATGCTTCTTCATTAACAAGAAACCTGTACCTGCTTTAGATACTTCTTGTAATCCATCGGCCCCTTCTTCAGCACCTTCGAATCCGTTAACTACCCACTTGATAGGCATAGTTTTCATTGGGTACAATCCACCGATAACATCTACGTCACGGTTTAACAATACTAATAAGTGCCATGGCTCCCAACCAATGTCAGCGTCAACAAAGAATAAATGTGTTGCATCTGGCATAGCTAAGAATTTAGCAGTTAGTGTGTTACGGGCACGACTGATAAGACTTTCATTGACCATTGTTTCTAATGTCCAGTCAATGTTCAATTGACGGGCTGTGTTAGCCCACTTGATGAAACTCATAAATGTTGATTCAGTCAACATACCACCATAGCAGGGCATAGCAATATGCACTTTGGTTGTACGCAAGAAATCTACATTTACTTGTACTTGACCAGCTGCGGGTGCTTCAGCAGGAGCATCTGCTGCTTTTTCTGCTGCTGCGTTTGCAGCGATTTCTTGTACCATTTCTACTGGTACTGTTTTTTCTTCGTTGGTTGCTTTGGGTTTTCTTGTTGCCATATGGTCCTCTTGTTAAGATATAATTATTTACATCAGGAAGAGGGGTATGAAATATTTTTATTTTTCGTCTAGGTAATCAAATTTAGGTTCAACCGGTAATCCGTCGCTACGCTCACGCTTTTTCATTTGTTCTTTATCTCTTGCGGCTTTTAGTTTAGCGACAGGAGCACCATTGCCTGATAGACCTTTTGTCATATGTCCAATAACATCACTTTCTTTTTCAGTTAGTGCAGCAATACTAGTGCCTATCCCCGCACTTGCTAGTGTATACTTGATAGTGTCTGCCCAACTCTTACCATTGATACGTGATACTATAGTTGGGATGACTGTATTCAATACTGATTGTAATAATATATTTGTCTGTGACGGACTGAGTCCCATTTTATTTGCAGAACTCAATAGTCCACCTGCGAGTAATGCACCAACCGTAGTGATGATACCACCTTGTATGTATGGATTATCTTTACCTTTTTTGAAAATATCAATCAATTTAGCACGGATAGAAAGATCATCAGTCTTATGCAACAACTCTCGTGCCTTATCTACATAATCATCGATTTTTTCTTTACGGATATCATTTACGATAGGCTCATAAAATTGAATAACTGTTTTGACTGGATCAATTTTTTCTTTATCTTCCATGGGTTCAATCGTTGCGCCCATCTTCATTTTTTCCGCCACACCTTGCTTCAATTGTTTAATCAATTCTTCACGGCGTGCGTTTAATGCTTTTACTTCTGATGTATACCAACCAATTGACGCAGAAGAATCAGAAGAATTATTACGAACTCGTTTATACGCATCTTTAAGTTTTTGGTTAATCAGTTTTAATTCCAACTGTGGATCCTCTTCACCTTCCGCCACACCTTCGCCCCCACCACCATCACCCCCGCTTTCACCGGATTCTCCGCCGCCATAATAGCCATAACCCGGGAAGAAATATCTGCCTAAGGATCTTGAAGTTTTTTTCTTTTTTCTTTTCTTACCTTCCTCTACACCTTCAGCATCTTCTATGAAAGCATTGAATGTAGGGAAAGCAGCATAGGGTGGTACTGCGGAAAACTCTTTCAATAACTTAAGCATTCTATACTTTTGTTCGATTGATGCTTCTCTTAGTAACGGACGCATCTTAGCGATATGCTCTTTTATATCGCTTGCTTTTCTTCTGGGTTTGCGTGTATTGAATTTGATAAGATTCTGTTTAGCAGTATTCATCATGTCTAATACTTCACTATCATCTAGTGAAGGACTCATAGCTTGACGCCATACTGCGAACTGTTCTTGTTCTGTCTTGTTAGGGTCAAGCAATACTTGACGCATCGGGGTAGCACGAGGTCCTTCGTGGTAGTCAGGACTATCTTTATCACTACCAGGAGCCTTAGTATCTTGTCTACTCATTACAGTTATATTGTTCCATCCAAAATTCTTATATGCTGGATTACCAGATTCATCTGGTCTTGTCAAATAATTAAATGCATCTTTTTCTGTCTCGCCTACGACTAGCGTAGCATCAGTATAACCTTTAGTTAATAATTCACCGAGTACCGCATTCAATGTGTTTGTACCTTCTGGTGGTAAGCTAAACATCTTAGCATATTTTGGAAACTTCTTCTGGTACATTGCTAATTTTGTCTCAGGTGGAATAGGATCGTCTTTACCAAAACTACGTGATACGATGAAGTAAGGAGTAGCACCTGTAGTTTCTGCTTGGTGTATAACTGCTTGTACTAGAGCATCATGTCCAGTATGCCCCATGCCACGACCCCAACCTACTACAGCTTTTTTACTAGATTGTGCTTCATTAACTACTGATTCTTTTGGAGCCCAATTAGTCTGGTCAATCGTTTTGATAAATTGTCCAGGCATATCGTAATTGAATTGCTTACCTGGATGCGCTTGTACATACCCTTCTGGTTTAGTTTGCTTTATACCACCATGCAACCCTTGACTTAGTTGATTAATTAACACATTCTTTTGTTTACTTAATCCTTCAACAGCGCCTAATGTTGCCTTCAATCCTTCTGGATCACTTAACAATGTTTCTACTTTCTTGGGACTTAAATTTGCTCTAGCCCAATCAGGAAAATCAGCAAGTAAACCTTCAGTACGCAAATGTTTATTCAAATAAGTATATAGTTCTCCGCCCGGATTACTTAGTCCTGGCTTAGGTGCTAGATAGCTATCAATTAGTTTAGCATTTGATGTAAGGAATTTTTCCATAGCATCAAGTCCTTTTGTATCTAATGGCACTGGTTCTTGAACATAGGTCGTACCTTGTACGATGACCCCTGGCACACTTAGACTCTCTGCATTTGGTAATCGTTGCTCGTCACTAGAACCCATCGTTGGGAAATAGCCAGTTGCTGCAACCATTACTTTTGATTTAGCGATTTTCTTACCTAGTTCGCTATCGACTGGTATATGGAATGTAGTGATGTTAGGAGTGAAATCGTATGTGTTTGTTTCAGGATTTAATACAGGCATAGCACTAGTACCATCTGGTTTAGTGCCAGGATAGAACAATAGTCCACCTTCTAAGTAACCTTGTTTAGGACTGATCTTTTCAAAGTATGGCCATAATCCAGCAAACTGATTGGCAAACTGTTGTCTAGCTTTAGGGTCGCCACTACCAGTACCCATTACAAATGCTTTAACATCATTTGGACTACGCATTACGGTAGATGCACCACTACTTGTTTCAGTCTTGCCACTCTTTAAGTATTGCCAAGCATTCTTTGGGAACATACCAAAATTGCCTTGCTCATCACGCCCCCAGTAAACTACTGGCATGCCGTCCCATTTTAATTCAATGCTTCCACCTTCTTCACCCATATGTTTAAGACGTTCAATTGCATGTAATCCCCCATGACTCCCGTCACTAACTATAAGGTCTTCAATATGTTGATACTTGCGACCAACTTTTGGACCAGCAGCTTCAATAAGAAACTCATTTATTTTCATTTAATCATGTCCAATGTTTTACGGAACCATTCTAAGCTACCTTCTTGCACTGGTTCACTGAAATACTTATCTTTAATCATTTTGTATTTTTCAGGATATGATTGTAATGCTTTCAATACTTTTGGAGGATTGCCCATATCGTCTGCTGTAGCGGTAGGACCTATTATGATTTTTGCTATAGCATCCTTATCACTAGTGATTAGTTCTTTTGTTTCTCTATCTACTAATCCTTTGTAGGGACTCAACATCATACTAGCGTGACCCGGAATCTGTGTCATGTTTGCTAGATCAGCCCACATGCCGTGTAATGTTCCACCTTTCATGTTAGCATCAGTATAGTCATGTGTATGTAATGGTTGTGCAGCTTTTGCATTCTCTACTGCCATCAAATCTACTTGAACAAGTTCATCACCTACACCTGTCGGAATACCAACATGGATACTCACTCCGGTGCGGGCAGCAAATAATCCTTTTTCCTTAAAGTAATCTTCTAATGCTTTACGGCTTAGTTTCAATTCTTTTGCTGGGAACACTGCCATCAACTCATTTGCATCGATCAATGCATCTATATCGCTGCTAACTTCTTTCTTACCTGCACTACCGATTGGATAAGTATTGATCCCTTTAGGTAATACTTTTTGTAAGTTTGCCATAGCAGCAGCAAAATTACTTTTCTGCATTGGTACCGCATTAGGTACGACATTTCCGCCTTCAAATATTTTCATTTTAATAACTCAACTTTACAAAATTAACTACACCTTGTTGGAAATCTACAATCTTTGCTCTCATATACACAAAATTACCGGTAACATTTGTATATTGACTTGCATTTGGATTAGCACTTCCATTAAAATTATATACATCAAACCATTGATTGTCTACTGTTGCAGGATTTGCCAATGTAGCTTGGATGACAATATTACCTATAATGTTTGACACACTAAGGTTAACTGTCTGTAAATCTCTATTTCCTAAGTAATATGCAGCAGCAGGTTGAGCATTACCTACGACCGTGTAAGGTGCTGCATTACCTGGATTTACATAGGCTGTCTGCGGGAACAGAATAAGTGTAGTTGATTGGCTCATTATGCTGCTACCACTTCAACTATTACATGTTGACCAACTAATTCCTGAGCAACTTGCTCAAGTGCCGCTTGAATTTCTTCGGTGATGCAGGTTGTTTGCTCTGAACTACCGTCTTTTGTAAGCGTACTAAACTTGATAACTAATACATCTTCTACAATCTTTGCCATGGTAAATACTCCATTATTAATAGAGTATTTATCATTTTAGACAGGTACGGGTCGCTTTTCTAATTTATAGCGTTTTCCAAGCATATGACCATACATCAACATCAGATAGCTTAGTGTGCTTTCACTATCATAGTCAATAGAATGTCCGCTACTGGCCCAGCGATAACTCCAACTATTTTGTGCTGCAATTGGACGCTTAATATACACATCTAACCATATTTTTAGTGCTTTGCTTGGCACTAATTCTTTAGTTCTCTTAATAGTATCATACAAATCTTGCACAAAGTTAGTATCTTTGATATAAGCACCCCTCAAGTAGATCCTATACTTATGTTTTGGCTCATTGACATAGTACTTTGTACCAGCGAATTGCTCCAATTGCACTTCTGTGATTTTTACAGACACCAGTCCAAGATCCTTCAATGTTACCAACAAATCTAAATCATTGCTGTAAACTGACATAGTGTCCTGCTCAAGCCTAAAAGTTATTAGACCGGGGTTTTTATTAGCATTACGCCAATCAATGAAGTTGTTAAGTTCATTGATCTTGCCCATCACTACCGCTTTTATATCTGGCCGAACCTTGCGATACCCAGATTCATTCAGTCTACTGATCAACTCACCCGGAGTTTTAACATAGTTAGTGAATGCTAATCCATAGATAGTAAATTTAGCACGATACCTATATTTGCTGTAATAGTTATTTTCCTTGTATTCATAAAAATGAATATTAGGAACGTCTTTAACTGACCTCAATAATCCCATTTTGGTTCACCTTAGCTGTTAGTTTATGTGTTACTGCAAAATCAATTGCACCTTCGTTCATCACGACATTGATTGTAGCAGATTTAATGCGTTCAAACAAGACTTTTTTACTTAGAGGTACCCTAATCAATTCATCAATCTTGCGACTTAATGGTCGTGCTCCCATTTTCTTATCATAGCCTTTTTCTGCTAGATAATCTACTACTGGCTCAGTCAAGTTCAACACAATATCATGCTTGTCAACCAAACTCTTTTTCAAGTCATCAGTAAACTTGATAACAATCTTCTTAATGGCAAGTGTATCTAATTTGTTAAACTTGCAAATCAAGTCAACACGATTTCTAAACTCAGGCTTGAAGAATTCTTTCAACGCTTTATCATCTTCACCGGTCTTTTCTTGCGTACCAAATCCAATGTTGTTGCGTTCGCTATCACTACTACCTAAATTACTGGTCATGATAATGATACTGTTTTTGCAGTTAACTTTCTTACCATTACTTCCAGTAATATGCCCTTCGTCCAACATCTGCAAGAAGATATTAAAGATATCTGGATGTGCTTTCTCAACCTCATCAAACAACATGATTGAATGTGGGTTCTTACTCAAGTCATTAATCAATCGTCCACCGCTCACTTGACTATCACCAAACCCAACATATCCCGGTGGAGGCCCAATCAGACTACTTACACTATGTTTCTCTGAGTATTCACTCATGTCATACTTGAGTAATGGCATATCTAAATTCTTGCTAAGTAGTTTAGCAAGTTCAGTCTTACCAGTACCAGTTGGTCCTAAGAATAAGAAGCTACCTGTTGGCTTAGTGTCATTGCCAATGCCAGCAAAGTTAACATAGACTCGCTCAAGTACTTGCTGTACAGTTTCATCTTGTCCGTATAGTTTGTCTTTAATATTTGATTCAAGATTTTGAATCAACTCAAAGTTATCACCCTTCATCTTATCAGCAGGTACTCCGGTGAATCGTTCTACTTGATCAAACACAAGTTCTTTAGTGATGATTGCGCCTTTATTCTCTGCCACACGCTGTTTAGCGCAAGCCGCATCAAGCAAGTCAATAGATTTATCCGGGTTCTTACGGTCATGAATATAACGGTCAGCACTTTCAACTGCTGCTTTGATAGCCTCATCAGTGATTTCAACATCATGAAAGTCATTTAGTCTGAGACTTAATCCATTCAATATACGAATTGTTGTATCGTGGTTAGGTTCATCGATTGATATGCGATAGAACCTACGCATCAACGCACGGTCTTTCTCAAAGCTATCGTAATATTCTTCCCATGTTGTGCTAGCAATAACTTTAAGAGTACCTTTAGTAATTGCAGGCTTAATCATGTTGCTGAAGTCAACACTTCCATTGTTAGCACCACCTGCGCCTTGCATAGTATGTGCCTCATCGATAAAAAGAATAGTCTTTTTCTTTGTGTTCAATGCCTCAAGCACCTGCTTAACTTTTTCCTCAAAGTCACCGCGATACTTACTACCAGCAAGTAGTGAGCCAATCTCTAAACTATATAATTGATGGTCTTGCAAGAATTCTGGTACTTCTTTGTTAATCATCATCTGTGCTAGACCTTCAGCAATTGCTGTTTTACCAACACCAGGATCACCAACCATTAATACATTACTCTTAAACCGTTTAGCAAGTACATTAATGATATCATCAAGTTCTTTGCTACGACCAATCAATGGCTCAAGTTTACCTTGTGCTGCTAATTGTGTTAAGTTGATTGTGTATTCTTCTAATATTTCATCAGCTTGATTCTCTGTTAGATTTCCAGTCTCACCGTGCTTATAATGTTTTTGCCAATGTGCTACAAATTCATTTTTGTTGATTCCATATTTTAATAAGAAATAATGTGCATGGCTATTGCCTTCTGACGCAATGCTTAAGTATAAGTCAACAGTAGTAACTTGTCTACGACCACTAAACAATACTTGTGTGACGCAACGATTCATAACACGCTCTAAACTATTTGTTTTGCGTGGAACTACCTCAACATCTTTGCTTACGATAGCATGTAAGCTATCTAAGTATGCGTTAATCTCTTGGTCCATTGTTTCAATGTCTGCACCAAAACTATGCAAACATTTTTTGAATGAAGCGTGATTTATCAGTCCAAGTAGTAAATGTTCCACAGTTACATATTGATGTTTTCTTTCTTTAGCATAATGAATCGCTTGTTCAATAATACTATCTATTTCGGGAGAATGGTTCATTTTTGATTCCTTTGTTGTTTATATGCTGCAATACTATTTACTATCTGTTCATCTATGATATCAGGGATGAAGGGTTTAAACAATATAATTTGGTCTCCGTATTGTGTCGAGTTGTGAATAGGCATCCCATGTCCTGCTAATTTTAATTGCATGTATGGTTGTGTTTTTGGTTTAACTGTAACTTCTAATGTCTTTCCGGACAATGTTGTAAATTCAAAAGTTGTTCCTACAATCAAATCTAATACTGATATTTGATGATTGCACATTAAATCGTTGCCTTGTCTATCGTATTTAAGATGTGGTTCGATACGAAAATCTACCATTAAACTAGCACCATCTATAACATTGTCAATACGCATCTGATTGCCGTTGTTAATTCCTTTAGGTACTTGGATAGTGATAGCATGAGTATTGGTGGGTGTTTGTAATTTTAATATTTGTTCTCCGCCGTAATATGCTTGTTCAAGCGTGATTCCCACAGTGGTTCTAAATGTTTGTGGTTGTTTACGCTGTTGACTAAATGGGTCAAACGGGTTGCCTCCACCAAACATTTGACTAAAGATATGTTCAAATCCTGGTGGAACACCACCTTGCTGATTAAATCCTTGCGGAGCAGGATTGTCGTATTGCTGTCGTTTGTTTGTATCGCTTAGTGTATCATAAGCAACTTGTATCTCTTGGAACTTAGCCTTGTCTCCGCCCTTGTCAGGATGATGTTGACTAGCTAGTTTCCTATATGCTTTTTTGATCTCGTCGGGTGATGCATTTTTCGCAACACCTAAAGTATTGTAATGGTCCATTGAAAAATTATAGCATACTACTATGCTATTGTCAACACTTTAATTAGCGCCGGCAACCTTTTCTTTAGTACGACCGTATGCTGCAATACCCAAAACTGCACCCATAGCGATATGGTATAGTCCTGCACCTTGCAATGTCAATGGTTGCCACTGAGTGGTAACTGAACCTTGATTAAGTGCTTGTAATAGGCTCCAAAGAACTGGAAACAAAATAAAGTCAAAAAAACATGTAGCCATGTATAACCATCCCATTGCAGGACGCCATTTTGAATTTATCCAATGTTCGCTTTCTTTATCATTTGCAACTAATACATCAGCACCACTCGCTGCGTTAGTAGGACTAGCACCGGTCAATACTGGTTGAGGTCCGTTTGATTGGTTGACATTTTGTGTGCTTCCAAATCCTGAATTTGTTTGTTGGTTGAAGCTAGGGGAGTTAAAACTGGTTTGATTAGATTCAGGCGTTCCTGTTCCAAACGTTGAACTTCCAACAGAGCCTGTCGTAGTGTTTGTTGTTCCATACGTACTTCCTTGTGGAAATTGAGGTATACTTGGATCTGCTGCTAATACTTCGTGATGGGCATCACTCTTTGCTAACGCTGAATCTGTTGTTTTTTGTGCTAATAAAGTTGTCATATTATAATCCTGCCATTGCTATGTATGCTTGTATTTCACTATCCGGTTTACCATATAAGTTTACTGTTTCTAACCCGGCGCGCTTACGCATTTCATTTAATTCTTCTTCGTCCTCGTTTTCTTCACGGTATTCATGTGGACTGATAGGTATCACTTGCTTTAGTGCTTCTACATCAGCATCATAATCTTCTTCATCAATAGAAATGGTCCAATCGTCTGTTGATAAATCAGTAAGCGTTTCTAAATCTTCGACTAATTCTACTATGCGTTCTGGCACTTTTGTTCTGCGCTTCATTTCAACAAATACTAAATATTTACCAGGACTCAATTCACCTTCGCTTAAACTCGCATCTAATATCCAATCATACCCACGCTCAAACCAATCAACTAAATCATTTCCTGCTGCTTCACTATTAACGATAAATGCTAGTGTAACTATATCACTATCTTTGCCCATCTTAGCAGCATACTCATCTACTGAAACAGTAGGTTCAATTTGGTCTACCATATCCAAATAATCTAATCCTTCGTTAATGATTCTTCTAGTCATGTTATACCTTACATTGGTGGTGCAGTTCCAGCAGCTGGGGGTGCGCCTGGTGGCATACCGCCCATTCCTGCGCTGCCAGCTTCTTGCCCTTCTTCTGTGTCTTGCCCATCGTCTTTATCTAAATCTTCATCATATGAATTATCTAATTCTTCCAAATCAATTGTCTGTCCAGCCAAGTCAATAGAACCTTCTTTGATATCGTCTAGTAATTCTTTAGGGATTTCAATGTACACAAACCAAACTTTCTTTGGTGCCATCTTTGGATATCTAGAACCAGGAACAAAATCTTCGTAATCTTTAACTTCTACTGGAACTTCTATTTTAGATTTAGCAAATTTAACCTTACATCCGATAGCTACTAATCTTCTAGCACCTTTGGGGTTTGGCATTAAATCGTATGGCCACATGAATATGCAATTTACACTGTATCTTTTTACTACTGGACCTTGAACTAATTCACCTATTTCCCAGTTTCTATATGCATATAGATCGGATTCGTCTAGTACTCTTTCAAAGTCTAGTAGAGTACTCATTGAGCCATCACTAGTGAATATACCTTTTACGGTGTCAATAATGCTGACATAATCAACATTATCAAAGAAATTGTCGGCGGTTTCGTGCTTCATTAATATATTTATCTTTTATTGATTATTAGCACTAATAAGAAATATCTTGACCTTAGCCTTATATTTAGTCTACAAAATTGTGTTAAAAGTATGTTACTTTGCATCATCAAAATTCATTTAAATAATAATGAGTATTATGAGTACTCACGCTCTTATAAAGGAGAATTTACATTGAGCAAAAGGAAAACCAGTGCTTTACGCACTACCCAGCAAGATCCACGCCTTACAAGCAAAAAAACAAATCAAACTTTTTACATGAAAGAATCAAAAACAATAGACTTTTCACAGGCTCAGAAATCTGTACGGATCAATAAAAGACCCGTACAGTTAGTTCCCAAATCACTGAATCAAGAAAACTATATTATCGCACTACTAGATGAGAACACTGATATCGTTGTTGTCACTGGTCCAGCCGGTACTGGTAAAACTTATTTGGCGATGCAAGCGGCTATTAAAGCAATGCGTGATGGTGAATGTGATAGAATCATATTATCTAGACCGGCAGTAGGGGTAGACGATGAAAAACACGGGTTCTTGCCCGGTGACATCAATCAAAAAATGGAACCATGGACAAGACCTTTAATGGATGTATTACGTGAGTATTACACACAAGCAGAAATAACCCACATGTTGGACGAACAGATTATAGAGATTGCTCCATTGGCATTCTGTCGTGGTCGTAACTTCAAACACAGTTGGGTAGTGTTAGATGAAGCGCAAAATGCAACACCTGGTCAACTCAAAATGATTATGACTAGAATCGGCGTTGGCAGTAAGATTGTAATTACTGGTGACATTGAACAAGCCGATAGAAAATCAGCCGACAATGGGCTACTAGACTTACAAAATCGATTGAGGAAGGGGGTGATACCAGGGTTGCA